AGGAATGTTTCAAGAATACGTCAGGCCATGAACACGATAGGGGCTACCTTTATGTGTCCCACTGGTTTGACGATTTTGACTTTCATCGCAATGGCTTCAGCGACAAACACTGGGATCCATCCCAAGTTAAGGCCATCTGTGATTCACGCAATCTGGAACTGGTGACTTTAACATCTCAGTTCACCCATCATGATGCCCATGCTTGGGCTGCACGAGCTTTCTTTGAGGCGCACAGCCTTCCTTTGGATCCCATCCACATCTGCGTGGCTGATGGTTTTGGCAACAAGGAGGAAGTCTTCTCTGTCTACAAATGGACTCCTAAGAAGGAGAGCATGCAGTTGGTCCATCGAGTGTATGGCTACGAAAACTCGTTGGGCTTGCTTTACCAATATGCTACATCATACTGTGGCATGAAGGAAAACCAGGATGAGTACAAATTCCTGGGATATGAGACTTGGGTGGATGATATCCTGACTAACAAGGAGATCGCTGATCTTCAAAATGAAGCATCGGCCTGGGCATCAAAGTATCGTTCAGCTCAAAGTCCTCAAAGCACCAATAAGTCATACATCAATGTGGATCGACTGATCCAAGTTAAGAATGACCTGTGGGCCAAGTTTGATGTGGTGATTGAGACAACCACAGGCAAGAGCAAAGCAAGCTTTAGCAAGAGTGACTTGCGTAAGATCATTGGCCACTTCGTCCAAAGTGTGATTGAAGCCTACTACACTGATGTGATCGAGGAATTCTCGATTGACAACATCATCGTCACTGGTGGTCTGCACTACAACGTTAAGCTGAACAACCACATCTTGGCCAGAATTCCTGGTGAGTTCTGCGCCACTCCTTTGGCTGGTGATCAAGGTGCAGCCATTGGTTTGATGCGTTATCACGAGGGATCAGTCCTTGGTCTTGACAGTTTACTTTGGGGACACAGAGACCTCTCAATACCAAACACTCTTGTGGCCAATGGCCATGAGTTCAAGCCGGGTCACTTCTACTTCAACAACAAGCAGAGCTATGTTGATTTTGTGGTTTCTCAGCTGAAACTCAATAAAATTGTGAACACAGTGACTGGACCCATGGAATTTGGTCCTAGGGCCCTGTGCAACACAACGACATTGGCTCTGCCCACAGAGAAGAATGTGGCCACAATCAACTCACTGAATGGCCGTGACACTGTCATGCCCATGGCGCCAGTGATGTTGAAGCAATACGCCCACGAGTTTTTCAGCCATCAGGACATCAGTCGAGTGGCTGGTTCACTTGAGTACATGATTCTTACCTTGGATTACCATACCACCGTGGATGTCAACCGATTCCGGGGTGTTATGCATCCCTATCCAAAGTTTGGCCGAAAGTACGGTTACTCTGGGCGTCCTCAGTTGATTGAAGTCAACAACATTCAACCGATCTCCAACATCTTGCGTGGAATGTACCCACAGCATCCAGCACTGATCAACACATCGTTGAATGTTCACGGTGTGCCGATTGTCTTCTCAGCCCAAGACGCCATCAATGACATGGCTTTCAACTTGGATGAGGCTCGTGATCAAGGACTGGAACAACCCATCCTTGTTATTGGAAACTTCAAATGATCATTCTAGAAGTCCAACAGTCGCTGCAAGTGGAAACGCCCAAGGGGCGTGGTCGCGTGTGGCTAGTGACAGATTATGGCTGTGAGATTGAAAAGCTATTCACGGTCATTCTAGATGAATCTGGCGAGATTTGGGAGTTCACCAATAAGGATGTCAGAGCCACGTCGAACACAACGATGGGCAGAAAATCTTGTTTACAGTCAAAACCAAGTAAAGTAGAAGAAGCTTGATGAAACTCAGTGATCTAAACAAAGAGCAAGCCATTCAGACCCTGAATAGGGTTGAGAAAGCGCTTGCTACAAAGTTGACTAAGTCAGCTATCGTGGCTGAGCTAGCCTCACAGAAGCTGTGCTCACCCAACTCCAGTGGTATTGAAAATACCTTGATTAAGGTGGCCACCAATCATGGCTATGTGCCACCACTCTTGGCCAAGCTTATGGGTGTCAAGCCCAATGTGGCTGGAAATGAAAAGTCTCACCCTTGGATCGACAAGAAGGAGGGTCTTCCTCCGGTCCCTCCGACCCAGACGAGCAAGGCCGGTCCAGCCTCTACCCAAAAGGCGGAGCGACGTCTGGTGCCAACCACGGCGTTTGTCCTCAACGGAGTGAACCTGAGGGCCATCTCGATTGTGGAAATCGGCAAGAAGTCCTCAGAGCTTTACCTGAAAGACGGGACTGTGGTGACATCCTCAATCACAGAAGAGACCTTCTTGAAAAACTGCAAGGTACTCGAACTCGGCGACTGATTACAGTCTTAAGAGCAACCAACAAGATTGGTCAAGTAGTCTATGGTCCACTCGCATTCTTGGGCGCTTACCTTCTAACAAAAGGTATATGGCAAGTCTCAGTAATACCAACTCTATGGTTTATTGGAATTGTGGCCAGCCAAGCAGTCTATGGTCGCTGTGTGATTCTAGAGTACATCAGCCGTCTTAAGAAGAAACTTCCCAAAGGTTCAGAAAAAGAAAATTACCTGCTTAAAGACTTTTTGGCTTATAGAAAAGCCCTAGTCGTTAAGGATCACAAAAACCTAACCATTATTACTCATGTCGAAGAAAAAGCCGATCTTCATTATGCTGAAGAGTTCAGAAGGTACGTTGGCAGTCAATGCTGATGATATCAAACGTGTTGTCATCAATAAGTCTAAGATGACTGCAGACATTCACACGTCTGATCACTATGCATCTTTCAACTTTGGCAAAGACCTGGAAAAATCTGTGTCCAAGTTGGAGGACTCCATCTCCAAGAGATACAACGTTGTTCACATCTCGTCTGAAGTGTCATGTCAGACATGTGATGACGCCTACACAGCCATCTTGAAAGTTTCTAAGGATGGAAGTGACACTTACATCTGGCCTAGTGGGTTGACTTCCATCAAGATTCAAGGTGACACCATTGATGTTGGTACGCATGGCATCGATGACTTGATTAGTGTCAAGCTTAATGAGCCCATCAGCCTTAATTCAGCTACTGAGGTTTTCAAGTTGCTGAACTGCCACTGAGTTAGTAGCAAACATGAAAACGGCCCAGAGCTTTCACTCTGGGCCGTTTTGGTGTAAGATAGATTAGACAGTAACGATCAAGCTACCTGGCTGAATTGGATAGTAACGGTCAACCATCAATGTGAAACCCAGATTGACTGGAGTGTTGCCAGTCTTCATGTCAGCGTCTGTTGGCTTCAAGCCTGTGATGAAACAACCTTCAAGCTTGTAGACCAAGCCCGTCTTGAGGACGTCAGAGGCATCACTGCCACCCAATGCATTGGCATTGGCAATCTGCTTGGCCATGTCTGGAACCAGCCAGCGGAACTCACCGTTGCACTTTACAGCCGATGTAAGACCCACACCGCCAGTAACTGGGTTGGAGATGAGGTACATCCACTTGTAAAGGATCTGAGCAGTCTGCTGTGAGAACGCATATCTCACTGGGATAGCGATCTCACTGTTGGCCGCATCAGCACCAATCTGGTGGTTGGTCTGATTCAGGTACTTGGTATCAAACCCCTGTACCTTCATGTCAGGGAAGGGGAATGACTCAACAGCGAATTGAACCTGCTCGTCCCATGTGCCAGTGCCACCGATGGAAGGAGGAAGGTTCAGGCTGATCTTGAATAGATCAGCGCGCTGTTGATCGATGCCAGTACCACCGGTAGTAGCAATGCTACCCCAGGTGTTTTTTGTGTTCATTTTGGCCATAACAGAAGGTATTAAATTTTAAGTCTTAGGCGTTCAACTGAGCACCACTGCGGTTCACAGTGAGGTTCAGGAAGATCCGTTCAGCCGTGCTGGTAGGCACGATGCCCAAATCAATGATCACCTCACGAAGAGCACGAGTCTCATCGTTGTTGTTCGAACCATCGACAGTCAACTTGTACTGATCCACACCACGTTCATTCTGGACACCGTCCATGAACTGGGTAATGGCTTGGTTCAGCTGAGCTAGAAGCACGCTGTCATTCGGGTCGAACACAAACTGGCGAGCAACCGCACCGATGTTAGCAACGATGTAGTTCACCAGGATCGCCACGTGCAGCTCCATCAGCTTGGAGTCAGCCACCTGAAGAGTACGGTCGCCGTAGACCTGGATACGCCCATTGTTGCTGACAATCAGGTTGACATTGCTGTCATAAGCCTGAGTCTTAGAGGAGAAGTTGATCGTTCTGAACTGAAGACCCTGGGCGTTATCGCAGAAACCACGATACTCACCAGCCGCAGCGTACCAAGGCTTGTCGTTGTTGAACGTACGAGCCATGCAGCGGATAACCTCCACAGAGGGTGGAACCCGCCGAGTCTCAGTGGTGTAAGGATCAATGATATCGACCCAGTTGGCAAACAACGCACCGTGCCAGTCATCAATCTTGGTACGACCAGCGTAAGTTCCGGTGGCATTCCGCCAATCAGCGTACTGGCGAGGAACCACAGACTCAGCCACATCCAGAATTGCAACCGCATTGAGAACACGAGCAACTTGGACGAGATTCTGCTGAAGGTCTGAATCCACCGCACCAGGGATGGCCAACACATTGACTTGGTAGTCAGTCTCATTTCTGAACGACTGGAACCCAGTGTAGAGGTCAGTCGTTGGATTGAGATCGCCGATCCAGTCAGAGTTCTCAGTGTTGGCACCGTTGTCACCACCAGTGAAGTTAGCAACGTTGGTCTTACCACCGAGGTTGGCAATGTTCCAACCATCGAGGGTGTTCGCAGGAGCCACATCAACCACCAGGAAGTCATCCGCAATGTCGTCATAACCAACTCGCACGTAGGCAGAGTTAGTGTTGACATAGGTTGGGAGGTAGGTTGAAGCTGTGGGATCAGCGAAGGTCAGGTTATCCAGTGTCTCGACCAACTCAGTGTTGTAGAAGACGAGCATCTTCTTGGTACCAGAGGCAGATCCAGGAGCAATGCTAGCCACAAGGTTTGAATTGGTGGCTGAATCAGAGTTCGCCCAGGTTCCCTCAGATGAGGCGAACAAGTGGAGAAGACGATAAGTATTGAAAGCACCACCACTGTCAAGGCCATTAGCACGCTTGACCTTGTAGATGTAAGCCGCAGTGTAAGTGGCTTGGAGAGGCAGAGCTTGATATCCCAGTGAAGTTACACCTGAAGGGTACAGCGTGATAGTGCAACCGCCAGTGGTGTTGTTTGGCACCACAGACTTAACAAGCACCTCGCTGGTGTCAGTCGCCAGGCTAACAGCTGGATCAGCTGATGTGCTGATCTTGATTAGATCACCAGCAGATAGAGCCGCGGCAGTCATGATGCCACTAGCAGCTGAACCAGAGCCAGTGAAGGAGGTCAGGGCTGTGTAAGTGAAAGTGCTACCAGAGGCAGACAACAGGGTGTAAGTGCCGTTGAAATTGCCGGCAGTGGAGGTAACATTCTCGATCTTAATCTGATCACCGGTGGTGTAATCGTGAGCAGACGAAGTATTGACTGTGACCGTGCCGGATACAGCCGCAATGCTGCTGATCTGGATCTTGCCCAGATTGTCAGTGCACTCAAAGGTAAAGTCACCCTTGGTTCCAGCGACTGTGGCACTACCAGCAGAGCCAACCTCGTTGGTTACGAAAGTGAAGGCTGACAGAAACGCCTCAGCTGAGGTAGCAGCACCAGATTGGGTGCTGCGATAAACTGTGGAACCATTGGCGTAAGCGTAGTCGAGAGCATCGTCAAGAGTAATGGTGCTAACACCAACACTGCTGACGAGAGCATTCGAGGTCGTCTCAACTTCGCCAGTTGCATCGATGATACGAACGTAATCGCCCACAGTGAAGTGATTGGCATTCGTCACCGTAAGAACTGTGGCTCCCAGGGAAGCTCCACTGGAGAGAGTAGCCGTCGACTCATACTGGTGTCCGATGCGGACGATCAAGCTGCTGCCGCTGTAATCAGCGACTGATGCAGCAGTCACGGCCAACTGACCGGCCCAACCTGAATCGTTGGTGATGTTAGAATCACCGAACTTATTGGCAAACTCAGTGAGTGAATTTACAAGAGTTGGTGTGCTGAACGGTCCCTTGTTAGCGATGCCGGTAAGTCCGCCACGAAAACGACTGAGAGTGACAGGAGCGAAGCTCTTGTCGATTACTGAGGCGTAGAACCCCGGGAAGGTCGTAGGTGAGGTAGCCATAAATTCTGTTCTAATTACTTTTGTCCTTTAACTCGATGAAATCTTCGGAATGCATCCATCGTGCGATCGATGTTGGCTTCTTTAGGCGTGGGCATCTCTGAGGCGCCCAACATTCCCTCAGAAACTGTAGCTCCAACTGGGTTGGATGAGTTGCCCACAACTAGCTCAACTTTGGGCTTCTCCTCACGACCTTCACCAGTGATGTCTCCGATAGATCGAAGGAACTCGCCTGGAGGACGAGGCATTTCAAAAGATGGCAAGCTCTCCTCAACACTCTTGGAATCATTGATCTTAGATTCCTGTATTTTTGGAGTCTCAACCTTCTTGACTGACTCTGTCCTGACCGTGTTAGTCGGGCCAGCGGCTGGTTTCTCACCCAGTATTGTTGACAGCGCAGGATCACGGTTGGGAACCAACGATGGATCCAACTCCTTTGTGGCATTAGGAGTGGTGTCAGGAGCCACAAGTGCCAGTGAAGGTTGCAGCAAGTCTTCCTTGTCCAAGCTGACAGTATTCGACGCAACTTTCTTAGCGTCTTCAACTTCCTTGGTGGTCAGAAGCTTGTCTGCATCATCAGGTATCAGACTCTTCTCTTCGGCTTCACCCAGAATTGACTCGATGGCCGATCTCTTCTTTTCAACCTGATTCACTCTGTCTCTCAGCTTGGCCATGATCTCTGGTGCTGGATTTACCAGCACTGGAGCCACGTCAGCTGTGACAGTTTCAGACACCGGCTTGCGCTTACGTCTCAAGTGAGGTAGCACCTTTCGACGTGGTTGTTGGTGAGTAGACGGAGCTGGGTTCACCATCACTGGGACGACTTCAACAGCGCCCATGGAACCAGTGCCGGTAAACTCACCAAGTATACGTCGAACGGAATTCACCTTAAAGAGCGATAAGTTGATTGACTTGGAGTGGGACTTCGTCACCATTGTGCAATTGCACGGTGGCCAAACCACTTTCAGTGTCGATCTTCTTGACTTTGCCCTTTAGACCCGCAGTTGGGAACGTGGGATCATCAATGATCGCTACGTCACCACCAACCTTAACATTGTTAAGGCCAAGAGCTGTGTTAGCAGCCTCAACAATGGTTGTTGGCTTCTTAAGGTCGACCTTTTCAAGGGCCTTTTCTAGGATTTGCTTGGCATTCATGTTGCGATTTAACTACTAGTACGAGACATCGATTTTAGAATATCGTTCCCGATATCCCGGCCTTCAAACCAGTCTGTGCCACGGGTAAGTCGTGACAAGGTTTCGTCTGAAAAGCCCTGTGCAGTAATAACAACAGATGAGTCTTGGACTTTTACGTCGAACTTGATGTCCAATGCTAAAGCCTTCATCTGCTCCTTCAAATTGTTTACTCTGGTGTCCAGATCTGGCAATTGAAGTTTTCTGGTGTTGTCAACAAAGTCCTGGAATAATGACTCAGCTATCGCCATTCTTTCGGAATAGGTGGCCGAGTTTAGAGTGTCTGATAAGGCTTCATTGGCAATGGTGGCCATGTCGATCATAGACCTTTTCTAACCTCCCGTTGAGCCAACTGGCCAGCTGGGCTCATCTCAACTGGGTGCACATATGCAACATTGACCAAAGGCTTAGCGTCACCCTCTGGCACGATAGAGCATTCCACATACATGCCCAACCACACATTGGTTTGTTGCCAGAATGCCTCTGGTGGTAGCACCACGTTGATTACAGCATAGCGATAGCCATTCCAGAAGACCATGTCACCTCTTTCAGGGAAATAGTCTATGTGCTCCTCCCTTAGGATGTTGTTGGCCAGCCAGAAACGATCATTCCTCTTTGGCACAAGACCCTGTGCAGTCAGTGTCCAATTGGGCTTCTCAAAGTAATTTATTGCCGGAATGTCAATCTGTCTTGAAAAGCCGGTTCTTTCGGGCAACGGAACATGCCACAACGTGTCAATCTGAGAGTTATTTCGGTCCACTTCCATGAACCGCGGGAACGGTTGTGGAGAATGCTTCCTTACGTATTCTGCCTGAATACGTAAGGCTGTCTGAGTGTCATACCGTTTGAAAACCTCAGGGTCATACAACCACTCTTTTCGTTGATTGAATCTCACAGCATAACTATGTTCTCACTAAATAGACTACGCAAGGAAGCTGAAAATCTGGACCCGGATGATGGAATTAAGTTGTCATCTGGGTCTGAGATCTCCATAATCTGTGAAGCAGGCACCAGAGTTGATGTTCCAAGAGACCTTGCTAAAAAGGTGTTTGGCAATGTGGAGAATCTTACAAAACTGCGTGAGTGTTTTTCAGGCTCTGAGAGCCTTGAGTTGCATGACGTGCGTGTCTCTGATGAGGTCTGGGTTCTGATCGAAGAGATCTTCGCGATGGTCGACGAGATATGATTTACAAGGGAATGCCGAATGTCTGCTGCCGTTGTAAAAAATTAAAGGCAGAAAATCTTGGACAGCATAGACCAGGTTACAGGTACAACACCCACGTATTCACATGTTTTGAGTGTCTTTCAAAGCCAAGGGTTGATAGACTCCATCGTAGAAACAACGAGACTCCTCCTGAGAAGGAGGTCAGAATGTGGCTTCAGCAGAACCGTGTGGAAGCTGATGCTGAATTCAAACTGGGCAGCTTCATCTATGACTTTGCCATACCCAAGTTAGGGTTACTCATTGAGTTGGACTCCAAGAGATACCATTCAAACAAGAGACACCGAATTCGTGATGGCGCTAAGGACAAGAATGCTGCTGATCAAGGCTGGACTTTGAAACGAGTTCGGATCGGTCCTCACATGGTCCTTGACGTTGAGAGAGCCATCATCGAGCAAAAATCAACAATTCGAGAATAAATTGTTTACAAAATACCTGGGTCTAGTATACTCATCACGATATGTGCGCTATTATTGGCTGGAAAGGTAAGATTGGCAAGGGACTTCTCCGTGAGTTTTTTAGACGCGCGGAGGCCTCAGGCCCCATGTCCACCGGTCTCATGACCATTGATGACGTGGGAAAATACAAAGGTGGAGGTGAGCCTACGCTTGATCTCTGGAAGAAAGCTATCACAGCTTCTCAAGCCTTGAGAAACCACAACCACAGGCTTGATCGTCAGTCGACCCACTCCATGGGGATTGGTCACACACGCTATGCAACTCATGGACGTATCTGTGATGAGAATGCCCACCCATTCTCAGATGGTGGTGCGCATTTTGTGCATAATGGAGTGATCAGCAACTATCGTCAAATCAAGTCTGATGCAATTGTGGATTCTCAGTGTCTTGGACCTCTCATCCACGCACGTAATATCGCACCTGCTTGGGGATCTGTTGGTCTGGCTTGGTTTGAAAAAATCAATGGCCAGTGGAAGATGTTCGTGTACAGGCACCAACAAAGCTTGATGGTTGCACAGGGAATGGTGGTTGGAGACTGCGGAACACTGACGACCGCAGTTCTGGTCGCATCACGGTCTCACCACTTTCCTAAAAATCACATCCACAACATGACCACACTCGAGCTGCAAGAGGGTGTGGCCTATGAGGTGACCAATGATGGCATTGTTGAAGCTTGGCGTAACTCAAGTAAAGCCCAGACATTCGTCCGTGAAACCCATAAGAATGGGTGCTACATCGGTGGTTAAGACGTGGGTATTATTGTACGCACGTACCGACCATCAGTAAAGGAGTCAGGAGGGCCTTTTGTGGTTAACGACGTGCTAATGTCATTAAGATCAATAGGCTGGCCTTTGGCGACATAGTCCGAAGTGTTTATAGCACCATCGGCATTAGACTTGGCCAGGTTAGACACCAAGAATTCTCCACGTTGAAGTTTTATAGTGGACGTAGATGTGCCTTTTGTTATGACGTGAGAAACAGCAACAACTGTGTATAGGCCTCCCCAAGGTGATTGCTGGGCTGATGCTGAGTTAAGAGTTACGCGAATGAGGTCGTTGATTTGAATCGGGTAACCTTTCTCGACTGTCAAGGTACAATTCATAAGATCAGCTCTGGCAAAATCATACTTACTTTGAGCTATGGCCTTGAGTTCTTCGACACGATTAGCTGATGGGTGAAAAGCCATCAGAGTTGGGTTTAGCTGTGTAAGATCCGGTGCCTGGTTTCCATGGTTGACAACTTTTGTTGGGTCAGACTTTATGGAGTATGTAGCACCCTCGTACGGATCAATTCCCAAGACATTTACTCCAGGAGCACCTTCATCCACTGCGTCCTGCACTCGACTAGAAAGTACTACTTTAGTACCAGATAGGCTAAAAACATTTGCATTGCGAATTGTGGCAGCATAGTCTAAGCTATGAAAGTGAAGCACGTTGTCAAGGACGAAAAACCTAAAGCCGCCACGACCAAACTTGTTGACAGAACGAAAGGCCAACTTGGCCAAAAAATCTGCATCCGTCTGGGCACTTTGAATGAAAGACCAGTTGCCTTCAGTTGGTTCGACTACATGGTTAAGTCCATTTAAGTGAGCTATCGTCTCAACCATCGAGGATATAGTGCCTGTGTAGTATTTTGTTACATACTGCCGCTTAGCTGCTTCCAAAAAGTCAGCCGTTACAAAGCTTACGGAGTAACCCTTGCCCAAAGGAACAATATCAGTAAATAGAAGGATGTGATGTTGCCACGGAAACCAGAAAATTCCCTGGCCCTGCGTTACACCAATGCGCACGTTGACTTCTGGTGTGTTTTGAAGTACCGAGTTTTTGGTAAGAAGATCAACGACGTCCAGGTTGACTGTGGAGAACTGGTGGATATGGCGTGTCGGCTGATTGATAGCCGACGTGATATCAGATTTCTCATGAACCAGGTCTGGAACAGTCTGGTACCCACCACCACCATATGGTAGCTTGAGGCCTATCTGAACTTGGAATGTGCCGTCAACCTGTAGCTGGCCCTTTTCAATCATTTTTGACCCAGGATGCGACTAGTCACATTGGGTCTTGGGCCTCTTCCACCTTTTGGCATTGATGAACCAGCAAGACCTGGGTGTTGAACAGGACCACGCTTACCCGATGTGCTAGCTGATACGTCGTTTGACTTCATGATCCCATCATTAGTGGGATTGACGATCTGCTTGTTGACTTTCAAAAACAGATTGACACCAGCTGGGCCCATCTGTTTCAGTCCACTGCGACGAGCATACCGCTTAGCATCAGCAGGGAGATTCAACTTGTGGATATCGTCTCTCACAGAGAGCTCCAAGGAAGCTGATCAGCGCTGATATCAAATGAAGGAGGATAGAGTTGGTTGACCCCACCCGTCTGATTGATGTTAACGCTAGCCATGATTTCCCAGTTGATCAAGGCTTCCATCTGAGCACGAACTGTGCTAGTGCCAGAAGTACAAGCAACCTCAAGCACAGTTTGTGTGGGCGTAAAGTCTAGTGACTTGAAGCCTGAAGCAACAAGAGTCACAGGTGATCCAACGTTGGTACGTGTGCCACTCGAGACGTAGGCGTTGTCCACACCTTTGAGCTGCAGAGTAACAGTCTGGTCACCCACATTCTGGAAAATAAGTCTGGACTTAACAGCCTCAGGAGCCAGGTTGTCGACAGCCAGGTTGCGAAGACGCAGTGTGGTATAGCCATTGACCGCTGTGAAATTCAGCGGAGCTACACGAGCCAGTGGTTGAGGATATTCTCCAGGATTCATTTGGAATTATTGTTGTGGCACTCCAAGCTTCTGGAGTTCCTGTTCAAGGTTGGCAACATCATTGGCCTCGTTGCCCACAGCGTTGGCCTCTTCTGCAGCACCAGCCTCATCTTCAGCGGCTGCTACCTCCTCAGTGGCCTCTTCCTTGGGCTTCATCTCAGCCGTAAGGGCTTGGATACTGGTGCTCAAGGCTTTGATGCCATTGTCAATGCTCTTCAGCAAGTCCAACGCATTAGAATGAGCAGCTTCACCCTCTGTGGGAGGGGTTTGCGTCTCAGCATCCTCGATTAGCTGACGAATGATTGAAAGCTCTTCAGTTAGAGGTCTCATATTGCACAAACTATCTACCGCTATTGGATTCATAGACTCGTTGGGCTTGTTCTTTTCGGGTTTAAGATTGATGGTAGGTGGCTTAATTTTTTGTGCCTGTTCAACATTTTCAGGCATCTCAGGCTGTTCAACTTCAGGCGGTTGTGGCAACTCAGAGGCCTCGGGCTCCTCTGTGGCGGGTATTTCGGGCAGCTCGGCAGGATTAGGTTGAGGTTGACCTGCCCTTGAAGCTGCTTTGGCCGCAGCAAAACGAGCGTCACGAGCTCTAGCCGCGGACATCTGTTGTGGCAGATTGGTCCACCTGTTATTGGCATATGACACCAAGCTGGAAAGCACACCATCCGGTGTCTTTATTCCAGTAAGTGGCAAGTCCCACATAACACCTTGAAGGTAATTTTTAAGCGCAAGTATGTGCTTACAAAGACCTGGTCGGTTGGTGGGGTTTGTAATTCTAGGAGCCCTATTTTGTGCTTGGTTCATTGAACCAGCTCCAACTTTACTGGCTCCTCTTTGCTTATTGGTCCAAGCCCAACGATAGCGGTAGTCTTGACATGTACAGTCAACCAAGCAAGGTATCTCTGTAAGAGCTTGACTCTTCTTGGGACGATTAAACTTTATGTATCCATGATGGCGCAAACCCGTTGTGGATGGGTTTGACTTAAAATTGAAAATGTGGTACTGGGCATCGTCAAAGGCCTTGATCTCCAGTGGAGGGCCCTTGACGGTGTTTGACCGTACAATTCTCTTTGGCTCAGAAAGATTGAAGAGCTGTGAAAAGCTCAAAGCCTCACAGAGACACTTTCCAGGCCGGTGATTATGCTCTTTTAGGCTGTTTTTCAATGTTTTGAAATGGTTTTACCACGCCTTTACCGTCGATGGCCTGTTTAAGATTCTGGCAATACATCACCATATCTTGAGGTTCAACGTCAAAATAAGACTCGATACTGGAACGAACTCTCATCACACTCTGTGGCGATTTAGCCACAATGGTGATAGCCGGTTTGGTGTCAGTAATCTCAGAGGGAGGCTCAGTGGCTGTGGTGAAAAGCTTTTGCAGTGACGATATTTTGTTGGCCGGAGTGTAATCAGTAAGCTCCTTGTAATCAGCGTCCAAAACCTTTATCAAGGTTTGAGGCTTGACTAGACCACGAGTGATGTAAGACTTTACTTGTTCAAAGGTAAAATCACCATCAACACCATTGATCTCATACCAATAGTCAGTTCCACTCAGTTTGACAACATCACTCTTAGGGCTCATGCGAGCCAGTGATGAGCTCTTGTTCACAATCACCAAGCCATGAGATTTTACTAGCTCATCCACCAAAACATCAGGCTTATGAGTGATGGCCACAGCGCCCGTGTTGAGATCATCCACAAAGGCCTCCGTGGCTTTGTCAATGTCCATTGGCGCATAAAAGCTGCCGCCCTCAATGTATTGTTGACTAGACGTCAAAAAGACAGTTCCGTAGGGCACTGACTCCATCAATGGTGTTCTACAAAACATTATACTAACTACGATGTCACAGTTCAAGCTTCGGAAAATCTACCTTAAAAACTGGATGACAGTCCGTGAGCAGGAGATAGAGTTTCCAAGCCATGGCCTGGTTTTTGTCTCAGGCGTTGATGAGTCATCCCAGTTTGAGTCCATTGGCTCTGGAAAAACTAGCCTTGGTGAAGCACTCAGCATGGCAGTGTGTGGTATTCGAGGACGATATGCTTCATTGGGTCACTACAGCACCAATGAGAAAGGCAACACGCTTGTCAAGGTTGAAGGCAGTTTTGGTGGCAAAGACTTGGCCATTGAGATGGGCTACAAGTACAAGGAACTATCAAAAACAGGTGAGGGTCTTAGGTTCACTTTAGATGGTTCAGCCATTGCCAGATCCCATGTAAACCTGACTAGAAATGAACTGGGACAAACTCTTGGAATAACTCCAGAAGTGGCCATGTGGTCTGTCTATGTGGATGGCGACCAACTGGATTTTAGCTCACTATCCCAAACTGAGGCCGTTGAGCTGATGATGTCTGCATTGGGACAGCCATCATGGTCGTCATACTATGACAAAGCCAAAAAGACCTTGACTGAGTTGAAGAGTGATGTTGCAGCCAAGTCATCATCGAAAGAAACCCTCTTAGAGCTCATTGATACAACCAAGCAAAGTATCATCAAGGCAAGTGAAGTCCTAGACCGAGAGAATCTGGCTTTTGAATCTCAGAAGGAGACCATGGCCCAGCAACTGGCTGAAACCCAGCAGAAGCTTGGAGTGATTCAAGACCAGATTAAGGAAAGGGCCAACAAACGCAAAGACATCAAGGCCAAGATCAAGAAAGTTGAGGATGAACTGGCTGAGCAAAACAAGGCTCTGGAGATCGTTGAGATGCGCTTACGAAACGAGAAAGCTGCCATCTCACAGGAGAAAAAGCCACTATCACAGCTGGAAAATCAAATCAGCAGTGAGCACTACAGAAGTGATTTGGACCTTAAAAGCCTGAAGCTTAAGCCCAAGGAGTGTCCCACGTGTAAGAAGCCATGGGACAAAGGACCATCTGACAGTGACATTGAAAAGGCCACAAACAAGGTCACCCAGGTCTTAGAAAAGCTCAGTGGCATCAGAGCCCAGATTGACGAAATTACTACCAGAGAAGACGCCAAGCAAGATGAGATTGACGAACACCAGAAGAAACAGCGTCAGCTGAATGTCAAAGACCAAGTCAGAGGATTCTCAACTGAGTTGGACACTTTAGACCGGTTGGATGCCAAAGCTGCAACTGAGTGCACAGCCCTCACCGTACAAGTGGCCCTGTTGAGTAAAGGCCCTTCCAATTCTGGAGTGGTCAAGGCTCAAGGAGTCTTGGACTCCAAGCAAGTTAGTCTGGTCGAATATGAAGGAAAACTGACCAGTGTCCAATCTGAATTGGAAGAGAACCAGCAGCTTTGCAAAGTGGTTGAGTATTGGTCAGGTGCTTTCAACTCATCCGGCATTCCAAACATGGTGCTGTCAAGGTCTGTCGATCCACTGAATCAAGTTTCAATGGCTCTATCCCACAGAATGTCTGGAGGTACCCTGGGCATCACTTATGAGACAACTAGAGAGTTGACCAATGGAGCTGACAAAAACTGCCTGAACATAAGGGTGAAGAATTCCAGAGGTGCTTCCAGAGTGGCTGGCAATTCAAAAGGTGAGAGTGGCCTGACCAACCTCATTGTTGCAGAGACAATCACTGAGGTTGGTCGTGTGTCATCGCGTATTGGTTTCCGATGGTATGACGAGGTCGTCAACTCACAGGATCCAAAAGTACGCAAGTGCATTCTGGCCTATCTCAAGGAAACAGCTCAGAGATTGGGCATACTTATCTTCGTGGTTGACCACCACCCTGAAGTCTCAGCCTATGCTGATCATGTGCTGAGAGCCACCAAGAGCAAGGAAGGTGTCACCACCTTCTCTTGGGTCTAAATTCCCTGGTTGGCCACGGTGTTTTGGTTCAGATTATTTGGATTCTCACCAATGCCAACGTACCTGTTTGGTTGAGCCTGACCTTCGGTCAGAGGTACAGTGTTGTAGAGATTTCCAAGCACATCCTGAGCAAAGGCACTCAAGCCACTGAGCTGGAATGGAGAAGTAGCAGCACCACCAAAGTAGTTTGAGAATCCTGGAGCATGCACAAACGTAAAGGAAAACTCAGCTGATGTGGGCACATTTCTGATTCCATTTGGCCCATACTCCGTGGCTCCTCTCATCCATGGGCCCTTAAGCTTTACATTGACGCCAGAGACATAGCCGTAGCAACGTATGCCTGGGGCTCCATTACGATCGCCAACTGAGATTAGGTCCAACAAACAGGCTGGAGGAAACACAGTTGTGGCTTGGCCTGTGTTATTATTAAAAGCAATGGATTCCTCTTGGCCCACAGAGGCTGGAGTTCCATTAGTTGAAGCATCCTTGGAAGGGTTTGGAGCTTTGCCTGATCCAGTGGCTCCAGAAGCAGCTGACCCGTAATAATTTCCAACGGTAACTGATATGTTGGAACGATCTGCACTGTTGTTTATAGGCAACAACAATGAGTGCAGCTTGGCTGCCATGATCAAGAGTGACAGTCCACCTTTACTGCAGAAAGGGTCCTGGTAGTGCAGAGAAAATGAGATGGGTATCTTGAGTGGGTCTGTCTTTTTGTACAGATGGACACCATCTGGAGTGTAAGGAGCAGACGTCTGTCGATAGTCAGCCTGTCTGGCAAGCTCAACTACCTCTGGCATAGACGGGAAATTGATAACTGTCGAAGACGAAGCTTCGTTGCTTCTGTTGCTAGACAAGTAGTCAGCCACACCATTGTAAGTTGAGCCCAAAGACACAAGCCTTCCCAACACAGAGGGTCGGCGATCCAGTGGCCGGCTAGTATTAACCGGGGGACTGATGTAGCCTTGTTTTTGGCTTATTGGGTATTGTGCAGGCATAAAATGTTTCTATTTCAGTAGGCTCCAGCTCCCATTGATTTTACTCTGATCAATTGCTGGTACTGGTCTTCCTCATCTTGACGCTTCTTAGCATCATCCGACTGGCTCTGAGTTATGTTTACCTGGCGTTCCAAGTATTTTACCATGTCTGTCATCAGAGCGAGTTGTTGAGCTTCGTCTCTGTTGATAGGACGATTCTCGGTTACAAGCTGATTTTGTTGAGCGGCTATGGCATTTCTAAGATAGATGACATCTCTTTGGGCTAACTCATTTTTGAACTGAGCGGCCTGAACATCAGAAATCGCTTGAGTACCGCCCTCGCCTCTCATCATCCCCGCAATCATTTTTTCACGATTAGCGAGCAAATCCCCAAAATTTGTCGTATTTCCACCTGAGCTAACGACAGAAAGTGTCTTTAGGCGTTCAGCCTCAGTCAAGTCCTCGTCGGTACTGATTGATGCCCCACGAACTTGTGATGAGCGACGAATTAGATCACTTCTAATTTGCTCAGCATTAACTGCCCTGGCATTGTCATTTGACTTGTTGATGTCTCTTATTTCGCGGATTAGGTCGACGTCTTTCTTTACAAAATAGGCTGCTAAGGCTGTCAGTGCGACAACAGCTATGCCCAACGGAGACAGAAGCGCTGCAAGGCCTTTAGCAATTGGCACGAAAATAACTTTAAGTGGGTTAATCAAGAAATTCATAAACATGGCTCCAATGCCAGTCGAAGCACCAGTGGCTCCAACACCAAGGCCACCAGCGGCCATGGCTCCTGAAACTGCAGTGCCCACAGTTGTTCCCATCAACTGAGCATTCAGAGCTCTGACACCAGCCATGGCGACTGGAGCCCAGATGGCCAGTTGACGAATGCTGTTGACTAGTAAGCCTATAGCTCCCACGGCTACCACACCACCCACAAACGCCAAGGTTTCAAACACGCCTGGAATCTGACGAATGTAGTCAAGCAACCAAGCCACACCCTTAGCCGCATAGGACAGAGCTGAGACAAATGGCCACATGCCAGCAGCCAGTAGTTTCTGAAGGCTTTCAGAGATGGATGAGATAGACTTGCCAAGGTTGGCCACCTCGTTGGAGTAACGTTGATCCAACGTAATGGTGTCCTCTGTTCGAGAATTCAGCTCAGCGGCAGCTTTGGACAGATTGCGTAGTGACGCCACAGAGAGACCTGTCTGCACGGACAAGTCCTCAAGCACAGCTATCTGCTGCAACAGAGGCTGATTTTTAGTCAGCTTATCCACATACTCACCAAGGCTAGCAATAAATCGTTGTTGTTCGGCTTGACTTCCAAGATTCTCAGGATTCATTCCCAAGGCCATGGCCATCTGCATTCCACCACTAGATGTGGAAATCTGCTTGAAGAAATTGACGTAGTCACCAGACATGCCAGTGAACTGACGAAGGGCATCATCAATCCTCAGTGTGCTCTTGATCACTTCAGCATAGTTGCTGATGTTGCCCATGATCATCAAAGCCTCGCCCAAATCCCTAGTGAAACGGCCAAACTCATCGGCTGTCAACCTGGTATTCTCACGAATCGTGGCGAGAGTATCGCCCATCGTCGTAAGATTGATTCCAGCCTGCTTGCTATAGAAAACAATGTGGGCAGCGTTGTCACCAGAGATACCCAAGGCTTCAGCCATCTTTACAGCCATGGAGGCTGACTGTGTCAACTCGTCCGTTCCAGCCTTGAAGTTAAGACGGCCAAGAGCAGCCATGGCCTCAACAGTGGTAGCCACTGTTCCACCACCTTGAAAGGCCGCTTTCAAACCCTGAGCAAAAAGTATGCTGCGAGTTCCAACATTACTTGCAAAGCTTTCAAATCCTTTTTGAAAGGCGTCAAGCTGAGTCTTTACAAGGGCTAGAAGTTCTCCAAACAGAGAGTTCCTGATCTCATCAACCAGCTTGAAGCTGATGTCACGCAACTGCTTGAAACGATCCTCAGCCACATTGCCTATAAGCTGCCTTGAGCTGTCACGAGCCCTTTGTACCAAATCTTCAAAGGAAGAGATGGTGGAGGTCAGTGCACCACTCGGATCAGAGTCCCTGATTCTCTCTAGACTGGCTGCAACCAAATCAGCTTGACTGGTGAACTGAGTGACCACTGTCTTACTCTTGTCCATCTCAGCATAGAAGCTCTCCTGAAGATTGCTGAGACTGAGCACCATCTGACGAAGATTTTCAACATCGCCTGACTGAGTCGTCTTGATTGCATCAGACAGGTTCTTGATGTTGTCAGCAATGGCTTGGGCCTCACTGCTGATTGTAACGCCCAGCAGACTAAGGCCAGACTGGTAGTTCTCAAAATTCTTGAGTGTGCTAGCCGAGATGTTCTTGATCCTCTGGCCCGCTGTGTCACTGGTGTCAGTGAGTGCAGCCGTGATCTGATTCTTCAGCTTGAGAGACTGAGATACTGCAGCAGAAAGACCTGACTGACCAGCTATTTCATTTAGCCGAGTCAGCTCATCATTGATTTGGGCCAGCCTGAGTGGTACGCCCTTGTTTGTCGCATCAACCAGGGCTCTGTTTATCTCCGTGATGGCTGTTCTCAAATCACCCGTCACAGAGGCTTGCAACTGACGATACTCATTGGCAAGACGAGAAACAGCCTGACTGGATTCTTGAGTGGTTCTAGCATTGCCACCAAGAGCCTTTAGCGTCTTGGACATCTCACCACCGTTGAATACCGCGTCAGCCTCCCTGATGCGTTTGACAAATGAGTCGAAGTACTGACTAGTAACCTTTGTACTATCAGCTATCGACTTACTTGATTGGGCCAAGCCATTGGCCAGTGCTTGTGCTTGAGCAGCTGCTGTCGTCACACACTAACTACGTATCGTCGCAGCAGCATACCAGAGCAGCAAATCTACCTTGCCCAGTGGCCATTGGGACATGCGAGGACACGATTCCCTGGCAGACAGGCAAAGATCACGGGCTGTATAAAATCCAAAATTCTTGGCCAATCGGACCAAGTGCACGTCTGGCTTGACAAGCTGGACTGCTCCCAGATTGCGTGCAAGATGCATAGAAAGTGCCGGGCCCATAAAGGCGATGTTTTGTATGGCCAGTGGATCTCGAGCGTCCAGATATTGTTTTCTGAAAGGATACCAGCCTTCTCTGACTTGATTTCTAGTTTTGAAAATAGCATCGAACTTGGCGTGGTTGCGCCAAATCTTGAAGACTTCGTCCTTGTCAGGTGGACTGGCTTTCTCAGACGGCACAAACTTTCCATGCTTATCGAGCAGGTTGTGAGCAGTCAAAAGCTTGTCATAGTTGGCTGTGACAGCTTTGGCCGAGAAGCCGCTGACGTAGACACACCACAGATAGTTTCTGAAGAAAAACTCCTCAGAGATCACGTCAACAGACGCCTGGGCTATGGACTCCCAGGAGTCATAGAACTCCCTTGAGCAGTGAGTGTGCACCACATCCCATGCATGCTCAGTCATCTGGTTGAGATCACCACACTCAACCAACTTCTTGGTCTTGACTTTCTTCTTGATGGTTTCCACGAAAAATGTTTACAACCTTGGGTTGGGTCTGTACACTCAGTAGCATATGAATTTCTCATATGGACATAACTTGGTGACATCGATTCACCAGATTGAAGTAAAGAAGAAGGACAGATTTGGTCTGTGCCTCAAAAATCGTTGGGTGACACCACTCAAGAAGATGGAAATCGCTATTGTCAGAGGTGTAGATTGGCTCCCTTGGATTAAGTCTGATCCGTTGGACTTCCTTGAAAAATATCACAGGGTGAACTGGCTACGCTTCCTGGATTTTGACGAACAGTTTTTCCAGGTTAAAAACTACTTGAATGGAACGACCATTCTGGACTATTTCCAAGCCTGTAAAGATTTCCAAGTTGTGCTGTTGGACAACCCTGTAAATTTCAAAGATTTCTGTGAGAAAAACAGCATTCGATTGTTGTCAAAGCTTTGTGGTTACCATGGCAAAATCTTGTTTTCGGCCAAGATTGGTCACAGAGGTTTTATTGGCACTTCAACTAAAAGCTTGGTGCTGAATGAGATAAAGTTGTTTGGCAAGAAGATGGTTTTAGCGGACCATGTGTGGGTCGAGTACACCAAGAAGTGGGCTGTGGCTGAACCTCTTATTGGAGGCAACAAAGTCTACGTGCTTGGACATGTGGTTTCTTACAAACGGAAAGACGGAACTGTCGACTATGCAATCAAAGCTAGCAAAGTCATTCGTGCATGAAAAAACCCACCTGGATTTCTCCAGGTGGGTTTTGCTTAATCAGCTAGCTTAGCCGATGACTGGACCGAAGGAGCTCGGAGCATTTTGCACAATGCCACGGGCGTAGAACTTCGAGTTGATCATCTTCTTCGCGAAGCTGGTCGCGAAGCCCCGTTGATGGAGGAAGTCAGGCAGCATGATGTCTGGGGTGGTGTACAGCTTCTGGTACTCAGCCAGGACGTAGCCGGTACGGAGGAACTGGTCACCCTTGTGGCCAACGAGGAACTCGTTGGTCGGATAGTGAGGATCAGCGAAGATCTTCTTGTTACCCAGGTCACCGATGTAGGTGATGCCCTGCATCTCAACGCGGTTGTTACGCGGCACGAAGTGTGGCAGCGTGGCAACAACGGTGGCGGCCTGGAGGCCGAGCAGCGCCCAGTTACCAGCAACCATGTTCGTCGAACCAAAGATGAAGTTGGAGGCAGTCTCCATAGCATCAATGAACGAGTACTTGTGGGTCTGGTAGTTGACGTTCGAGGGAGGCGTAGCATCCCAGGTAACGAAACCAGCGTCAGCACGGGCACGCAGGTCGAAGATGACCTGACGATGCTTCTGATACTGAAGCGCGTTGGTGATGGCGTTGAGCAGAATCGACTCAGCGCGGATGTTGTACATCGCGGAGAGGTTCTGATCAGCTTCCTCGGACCACACGGCCTTCAGCTTCATCACCTGCGCAGTGACAGGGGTGGAGCTGATCTTGACCTCGTAGTCCATGATCGACTGATTACCTTCCGAGTTGAACTGGTAGGTGATCGTGTACGAAGAGCTGGCGGAAACACCAGTGACAGTGATAGCGCCGCTGACATAGTTCACAGTGCCACCAGAGATGGAACCAGAAGCAATGAAAGCGCCGTTGCCGTCATCCGTGGTCGTGTCGCTGCCGATCGTCAGCTGGAGGGTACCAGGACGAATTGGAGTCCACTCGAGGGTAGCAGCACCACCAGAGAGGGCACCGGTCTCGTTGGAAACGAGTTCGGAACCATCGTCGTCACGGTCAACAGCACCACCAAGAGCGCGCCACATCGGAGCACCCTTAGGAGTCTGACCCTTACGACGACCAGTGATGATGTCGAGGTAGACGATCTGCGACACCGGACCAGCCATAGGCTGGAGGGCGACGAGCTGGTCAATGACATCGTTCTCAGCCATGTTGGAGATGACTGGGAAGATCCACTTGTCGAAAGTGCCGAGGTTGGAAGTTCTCGTCACCTCATCGAGGCGACCGAACTTACGACGGCAGTTTTCGAGCATGATAGCGGCGATGGGCCGCTTGTACTCCGGCATGTGCGACACGAACTGCTTCCATCCGAGAGCTTCCCAGAGTCCACGATCAGACCCCTCTGCTACTCCGACGTCAGTGTCCGCGAGGCGCTTGCCCCACTCATAGATTTCGGTGAAGCGTGTTACGCCACCGCCTTCTGTGGCCAGCTCAGGGCGGCCGCTAGGTGCAATGATGACCATATGATGTTACTTTGTGTTATTGTTGTGAACCCGAAGTCGAGAGACGACGGGCAATGGCAATACTCTCACTAATGTTACGGGGATTGCCAACCGGCACAACGATAGTGCCGAGCTTGCCCGTGTCCTTTGACTCAGTGACTGGGGTTGAAGTCTCAACCTTGGCCTCAGTGATAGCGGCCTTGGTTTCAACATTCTCCTTAGACTCATTCGTCGCAGGGACAGTTTGTGTTGAAGCAGCAGGGGCTTCAACCGCCGCAGCCTTAGGAGCCGCAACCTTCTTAGAAGGTTGGATGGACTCACGCAGAGAGGCGAGAGCCTCTGGAGTCTTAGCTTCCTTGAGCTTAGCAGCAAATTCAGTGTCGGACTTGAGCTTTTCAGCAAACTCAAGCTCGAGAACTCGGCGACCAAGGCGAACGACAGAGTCGTTGCTCTCAGCCTGAAGGGCCTTGTACCGCTTCGCCAGAATCTCCAGCGCAGTGGTGGCTACGTCGTACTTCTCATTCAGCGTAGACTGCTCAGTCTGCAGACCTTCAGCAAATTGCTTCCAGGCGCGACCGCGGGCGAGGTTACGTTGATTGACTTCCATCAACTTGGTGTTGGCGTCAAGCGATTCCTTGAGCTTGTTCTTCAAGGTCACGCCGGTTTGAACGATCTTCTCGGTGACTGAAAGCAGCTTCTGCTTCTCCACACTGAGACGCTCAACTTGGGCAGTGGGGGCAGCAATAGCCGAGCTCCAGGTATTCTGGATGGCTGTAATCTCTTCGTGGAGACGAGTTCCGTCCCAACGGCGATTAGCTGTATCCTCACTGCACCAAGCCTCAACATGCTGATGGAGAGTTTCCATCTGGCGCATGCCTTCAGCGTACCGTTGTGGAGTCAGCTTGCTGACTTCCAGGCCCGCGAACGACTGCAATGACTGACGAATTTGATTCGCGTCCATGGTATTTTTTGGTGTTTGTTTAGCTACTGGAGTTTTGGCTCCCTCAATCGAGCTTTCAACCACCGAGGTGGATGATGGCTTCGAAATCTTCTTAGACTCGCCCACTGGCTGAACGACTGCATTAGAAAAGCTGGGAGTCATTACAACGTCCCAGCCTTCGCAGATATAGTCTTCTTGGACTATGTCAATACCTTCTGAGTTTTTAACCAGGCTGCCATAGCCTCTGCTTGAGACTGTTGGGTTATACCCAGCAGCAATAAGAGCCTGCATCTTTCGGCCCTCAGCAGTGTCAAGGAAGACCAACTCACCCGTGATTGAGCCGTCCTCATTGAGCTGGGCTGATGTCACGATGTGCGATATCGGACTAAGCAACGACACTTGGCCGTCAGCTGGATGCTCAAGAAGACCAAAAGTCTTGTTCTCGGCCAAACGCTTGCGAAGAAGACTGCCATCACGGAAATTCGCCTCCCACACCTTTCTGGTATAGATTCGGCGATTGCCATTTATTTCGTCACAAAAGCCAAGGCGTCCTATGGCCTTTGTGGCCTTGAAGCCACCACCAAGATCCTCATTGACTAGACCCTTGGATCTATCAATGACAAAATCACATGAATCGACAAGGTATTGCTTTGCCACGATATAAAAGCTCCAGTGTAAACGATGATTCAGACGTTTTACGTCGATCAGCGCTAAAATGATTGAACTTCAACGC